TGTTGAATGCGGTTCGGATGTTCTCCCACAGGACTCCAGTCAACTGGCTGAACACTGGAGAGGTTGAGACCACAACGGCATTTTCACGTGTGTATAAGTACCAAAGCACCATTCCGGCTAACCACCACGACTTCCCCACAGCGTTCCCGGAAATGATGGTCGATATCTCGTTATCCAGGACCAATTGAGACATCTCAACCTGTTTCGTCCAGAATGGCTGACGACCCAACACCAACATGTTGAAGAGCGATGGGCTGTTGCGGCATAACCGAAACAGTTCTCGCATGCGACTAAGCTGATATTCACGCTCTTGCTTGGTGATGGGCTTCATCCAGCAGTCTTGAGCCAACTGAACCAAATACTCTTTGTCCATATCCCTTTATGTAGAAAACGAGCCGCCTTTCTCCTTTATAGAATCATGATCTACCATGAATATGACGTGACTTGGCAAGGCTTCCTGGACTTGAAGCAAGCTGTGACCAAGCTGTTGGACGCAAGGAACCTCACCCACGAGTGGGAACTTCTCGACCACGAGCGAACGGCAGACGGCTTGATCGAGCAATATTTCCTCAACAACCGCAAAGAGATTGCGTTCTTTGATGACGGACAGATTCGCGACCTCTTATCCGTCTTCGAACTGCGATACGGCTATTTCGAAGCAAGCCGAAGGGCGTTACAGCATGAACACCTGAAGGCGGCATCCAAAGACATCAAGCCAGAGGTCAAGGCTCAGAGCGTGGAAGGGATTGGCGAGCAAGTAGGGGCGTTGCTCGCCAAGATACGAAGCATCAAGGAACGGCTGGAGCGGTATTGGAAGGGTGACGGCTCACCCACGGACGATGTTAGCGACCACCAGGGCGACCTTTTCGATCTCAACACGCTGATTGGAGAGATCGCTGAGACGCTGGACGATTACAAGAGCTTGGTCGCACTTCTGGAGCGGTTCGGATTGGTCAAGGAAGAGTGGCTTAACATCTATAACGAGGTTCAATGGCTTTTACACGTCGCTTCGAAAGAGCGTGCCTGATTCACCGGGAAGTTGGCGGCATTGGGGATATTCTCGTCCACAGGATGCTCTTCAAAGACGTGAGAGAGCATTACGGCTTGCCGCTTGTGTTCGCCTGTCCTGAGAGGTTTCACGAACTTGTTGCCGATCACCCGTACGTCGACCAGCTCGTGGACTCGTCCCAAATCGACCCCTTGCGTTACCTCGTGAGGTTCAACACCAGCGACATTTGCTCCAGGTACGAGGTTGCCCTGAAGCCCTACAAGCCACGTCAGAGAAGTGATATCTGGGCTGGTCACTGTGGGGTGAGGCTAACCGATCACTCGATGCACTTTCACAATCTGAACCCTACCCCCCTACCCTCTGATACCGTTCTCGTGGCTCCAGTGAGCGCCTATCACTTGAAGTCCCTGAAGCTCGATCAGATTACCGACCTGTGTGAGCGGCTCACCAAAAAGGGGTTTAAACCTCTTCTGGTTCATGACCAAAAGTTGCCCGTGGATGTGGAGCAACGCATCAATCTGCCGTTGCGTGAGTGGATGGATTTGGTGGCTGGTGCCCCAAGGGTGGTGAGCGTGGATACGAGCGTGTTTCATTTGGCTGGTGGGCTTGGGAGACCCCTCGTGGGACTTCACAGCATGTTCTGGGGTAGTGCGGTTGGCGAACACTACAACTTTCGCTTATTCCAGGAATCGAGGATCGAGCATATCGAGATGGCTGGTGTGGTTGCGGCTGTGGAAAAACTAGCCGAACACTCTAAATAGGACATATGAACTACCGTGAGATCGAGAAAGAGGTCCAATCTGGACTGAAGAATTCTCAAAAACGCCTGTTGGATGCGAGGGAAAACCTCTGCTACTACCACGGCGATTTTGACGAATATGAGAGCAACTTCATTCCTCTGAATCGGAAGAAGGACAATTACAGCGACCGGAAGAGTCGGCTCTTCAACCGGATTGTGAATACGCTCTCGTCTTACGTCTACAAGACGCCACCCGCCAGGACGATCAAAGGCAATCCTGGAGCGACCGACTTCCTACAGAAAGTCTACAAAGATAACGCCATGTTCGCCCAATGGCTCCAGGCTGACAGGCACAGCATGGTCAATGAAGTTGCCGCCTTCAGAGTTCTCGGAACTGAAAACCCAGAATCACCGATCGACATCAGCTTATTTGATTCGTCTCAGTTTGATGTGTTTTGCGACCCGGACGATCCGAAAAAAGTGGTTGCTCACGTCCAGATCGATCATTACGACAATCAGAGGCGGCTGATCCTCTGGACGCCAGAGACCATAACGACCTTCCTCACTGAGAAGTGGAGTAGCTTCTACACGGCTGGCAAGACGGCTCCAGTGAGGCAGAGCAAGGTCGATAACCCCTACGGCTTCATCCCATTCACCTACGTACATTTTAATTACCCAACAACAGACTTCTGGAGTGGTGGACCGGGCGACAATCTGAAATGCGTGAATCGTTATGTGAATTGGCGATTGACCAAGAGTGCGGATGCCATTCGCTATCTCGGCAATCCGATCTTTGCAGTTGAGGGAGTGAGGAAGCTTGACGTACCGGCTGACCTTCAGCCTGGAGACTTCATAATCATTCCGCCCTCTGAGAGCAACATGGAGAATCCGGTTACTCCCAACATCAAACTGATCGAGCCAGATACCGGCTTCGTCCAGGCTGGTATCGAGGACATCGAATTCTATATCAATCATACGTTAGAGATGCACGGGATTCCCGAAGCGGCAATCAGGATGGTTCAATCGGTCGCACGTTCGGGCACGAGCATTCAGAGCGAACAATTGCCGCTCATTCAATGGGCGAAGGGACGACAGCCGCAATTCGCCCACTACGAGAGTTGCTTGGCGAAGCTGGTGTTTCAGGTGGCAACAGCTCACTTGAGGACCAACGGAATTCCCAACAAAGAGTTGGAAGCCGCCTTGAAGGACTTCGAGTTGACCGTGAGGTTCGCTGAGTTGTGGCATGACATCCCTGGAGAGGAACGAGACAGAGCCGACGATTGGTTATTGAGCCATTCCCTCACGTCCAGGACGCAGGTCTTGATGAAGAGAAACAACCTCACCCGAGAGGAAGCGATTGCCGAGTTGAAGGCGATTGCCGACGACCTGAAGGACGAGGAAGGTTTGGGCTTGCCCGATCTATCCGCACAGCCTTTCGCAATCGTAAGTCGTGACCAAAAGCCGGAAGCCACTAATACCCAAGAAAGTGAATTATGAGCGAATCAAATATCGAGAACATCATTAACGAGTTAGCGGAAGCAAAGGCGGAAGCCAGAAGGCACCGCACGAACAAGATTGCCGCTAAGAAGGAACTGGAAGCGATTCAGGCGGAACTTGCCGAAGCGAAGAAGAAGCTGGAAGCCTTCGAGATGGAGCCGAATGCCCTGAAGGACGAGCTAGACAAGCTCAAGGGCGAGATTCGCACGCGGGACCACCGAACCGTCTTCGAGAAGGTGGCGAAGGGCTTGAAGGTGCGAGAAGACGCCTTGAACGCCTTGTGGAAGCTGAGCGACTACAAAGCGGAAGCCGACACTCCAGACGAGGCGGCAATCGCCAGCCTGATTGGTGCGACCGTTGAGGGCAACCCCTACCTCTTGGCACCTGAAGAGAAGGTTGAGGCACCCAAGGTGTTGACCCCTTCACCCGGACTTTCCAGAGGCACGAACGATGGAACCGCTTTCGTCGTGACCAAAGAGCAACTCAGGGACGTCAATTGGATGATGAGGAATGGGGCGAAGGTTGCCGAACACAGGCAGGCTGGCGACCTTCTCTTGGCAGACTAAAATCTCAGCGATTGCTGAATACATACATTGTGACCCGTGATGGGTTGAGCGCTCGTGAGAGCAAACGTGCCGTGATGGCGAAGCCGCTTCGTTCCTGATTTGGAAGGGAGTAGACGATAAATACACTTTTAAATTAAGGTACATCTAAAATGGCTAATACTGTAACTGGATTCTTTCAAACGTTGGTTGCGGCTGGAAGCGAAGCAAGCCAGGCATTGGTCGGCACGACTGCTGCGATGGATAGTTGCTATCTCGACTACAAGCCGGTTGAAACCAACCCTGGAGTTGGTAGGACTCTCTCCATCAACATTCCTGTATCTCCTACGATCACCGATGCTGGTGTGGCGGCACTGACCCCAACCGACATCTCTTTCACTAACAAGACCGTGGTCTTCGATAAACACCCGAGCTTTTGTTACAAGATTGAAGACTTCAATGCGTACAACAGCCCGAGCGACATTCGAGGCGAGTTCTTGGATGCGACCCTGAAGGCGTTCCTCGAAAACATCAACAACACCGTTGTTGGTAAGTACGACTCGACCAACTTCAACGTGAACAGTGTCATCAGCTGTACCGGTCAGATGCCGACCACGACTCAGTTTTTGAGTTCCTTTGCGGCTCTTGCTGGTCAGAAGGTTCCGATGAACGATACCGCCAACTTGTTCTTCCACAACCATGAAGACGTTTATGCGAAAATGTTGGATAACTCCAACTGGACTCAGGCGTCTATTGCTGGCGAAGCGGTTGCTTCTCGTGTTCGATCGACTGGCGATATCAAGGTGGCTTACGGCACTCAGATTGACTACGACCAGGCGATGACGAGGACTGGTTCAGCAACGGCTTACACCTACACTGGCATTCACCTTCACCGCAACGCGATTGCTTTGGTCACGCGACCATTGCCGAAGCCAGATCCCAACGTCGTGGAATACACCTATGTTAACCTGAAGGGAATTCCTGTCCGAATCATGTTCGGCTATTCCCAGAAGGACCTTGCTTGGGTCGTGACTGTGGACGCTGGTTATGGAGTTTCTGTGATTCGCCCTGAGCTTGGCGTCATCTTCTCGATTGCTCAGTAAACGAAACCAAAACGATTTCCCCTAAGAAGCCTGGAGCTTGCTCCAGGCTTTTTTGTTGCCATCGCCCCTAAATAGGTTTATGTCACAAGTCTTTTGCCAACACTTCGATTCCGCCTATACCGTACTCTCCCAACCCCACACGGTAGGTTCAGGCACATTGGTCGTTGCCGACGGTTCGGTATTCGGCACTCCAACGACCGGTTCACCCGTACGGGTGACCTGTCTCCATCCGACCAACGGGCAACGAGTCCACTTCCTGATCACGGCAAGGGACACTAATACGCTGACCATTGGATCGGTGGAAGAGTACGCCGATATCGCCCTTCCCAAGAACTCTCGCGTTCAGAATCGAGTGGTCGCGAAAGACTTGAGAGATATCCAAGACGCAATCAACGCGATTTCGACCGATAGCTCGCTAGCGATTGGTCAAGCCGTCACGGGCGGCAATCCCAATAGCTTGTTGTTCCTGGACACGAACGGCAACGTAGCCAACGATACAACCCTCGTCTGGCAAGGCAACGCCAAGCTCGGTGTGGGCGTATCCACCCCTGGAGCCAAGCTCCATGTCAAGCCGAGCCAAGCGAGCACCACGGGAATGATCCTCCAGGGAGCGGCAAGCCAGACAGGAAACCTGCTTGAATGTCAATACAGCGACGGTACCTCCCCGACCTATATCGATAAGGATGGCGTTATCGTCCAGGATGCTTCCATCAATACAACGACATTCTTCCAAAGATATTACTCTGCCGACCCCTTGCTAGCCGCACCGTTCCTTACAACCATGTCGCACCACCCTAATGGCGACCCCGAGACCCCGCCCGGTGCTCCGGAGACAAGCTCATTCCGAATTGGTTATAACTGTCATGGTCAGGATGGTGTGGCGTACAACCCCGACGAAAAGACATATTACGACTTTTGGGAAATCAATTACCAAGAGGGCGGCTCATGGATGTGTGAGCGGCATATCTGTGCGAGCACTCGCCCCGATCGTCCCGAAGAGGGTCAAATTCGCCCCATCACCTTACATACCACTTTTGATATTGGTAAGCCGTCTGACGTGGTCGTACAGTTCAACTCATCTCAAATCAATTGGAATTTGGAAGATACGACTCCGATTGGTGGTTTCAATCATGACGATGTGAGTGGAAACATGACCTTCTTCATGAAGACGGGGGGCGACGATTCCTTCTTTTTCAATTCCACAACAGGGGCAGGTGCCTTTGACTCTCTGTCGATTGGGCGGACCACATCGACTTCGGGCAGCCTTGCCTTGAATGGTAGTGCTTCCAATATTACTGGCGGGGGGCAGCTTAGTATCCATGGGACTACAAGCCTATCATTGCTCGCACCGGGCAATGTTGGTTATATCTCAATTGATGCGAACAATATTATTGTGGCGGCACCTGCTGCTGCCGGGCTTCTTTTGAGTAGCGGCATTCAAACTGTGAATTTCTACCAGGCAACTATCTATCCGGACAACAACAACACTGTAAGCCTAGGCGTCAGTACCAACCAGTGGTCGCAGGTTTTTGCCGGTAAGACAGTTGTACAAATCAGTGGACCAACCGTAGTTGGCTCAACCGTTAAGGGAGCGGCAAGTCAAACCGCCAATCTACAGGAGTGGCAGGATTCCAGTGGAGTCGTGAAGGCGTCTGTAAGTCCTAGCGGAAAGTTTAGTGGCGATGGCTCGGGACTGACAGGAGTCACAGGTTCACAGGGACCTCAGGGACCGCAAGGGTTCCAAGGATCAACAGGTACTCAGGGTTCAACCGGATCACAGGGACCACAAGGGTATCAGGGATTCCAAGGTGCTGTTGGTGTTCAAGGCTCAACAGGTAGCCAGGGACCTCAGGGGTATCAAGGCACTACGGGACCGCAAGGTTTCCAGGGGTTCCAAGGCTCGACAGGCACTCAGGGACCTCAGGGATATCAGGGGGCAACGCCAACCTCTATCTCAGCAAACAACGTCACAGGCGACCTAGGTACAGCCACCGATGGTGCGACGATCACCTTTGATATGAGCACTCACCACGATTGGATAGCGGTACTAGGCGGTAACCGTACTCTCGCCGTCTCCAACGCGACAGTAGGAGGGAAATACAGCGTGATCTTGGATCAAGGTACAGGTGGATTCACTGTCACTTGGTTCTCTGGGATTCGTTGGGTCAATGGAACTGAGCCAACGCTATCCATCGACGCAAACAAGAGAGATGTTTTCACTTTCTGGTGTACTGCCACAGGCGAGTATATGGGCTTCGTAGCAGGGCAAAATATTTAAATAATGGAGTGGGGGTTAATTGGCGGTTAAATATGTTTCTAGTTTGGCAAGTGGCTCTGGCGACGGAACCACAACCGCGAGTAGCGGCTCAACAGGGGCTTGGACCTTCTCGCAAATGCTCAGTGCCACACCGAACGCTGGTGATGAGATTCGTATCCTAGCCGACGGGACCTATACCCGTTCGGCAACGGGAACGGTCGCGTACGCCAACGGCACTCAGGCTGCAAATATCATCATTACAGGTGCCAATTCGAGCGGAACGGTCGACGGGTCGAGACCTACGATTCAGGCAAGTGCGGGAAGCATCACCCTTCTCAATATTACTGGAAATCATATTCTGGTTGATCGGCTTATTGTCGATGGAAACTCGCAAGCCGCAACAGTAGGACTTGCGATCTCTAACAGCTATCTCCGTGCGAGACGAGTCAAGGCGATCAACTGTACATCCAAAGGTATTGACCTCAGTGGGTCTAACTCTGTGTTTGCGGAACAATGCGAGGCAACGGGGTGCTCTGGCACTTGCGCAATTTCCGTTAACACGGCGAGAGCATACTTTTGCGAGGCTTACGGAAACACCTGCCACGGCTTCCAAATGCAGGCAAACTGTCAAGTGGAGTTTTGTGTTTCATCGGGCAACACAGGATCGTCAGACGGATTCAACTGTGCAAGTGTCGGTTATTTTGCCCTCAATTGCGTTGCCTACGGCAACGGACGGGCTGGATTCGATCTCACGGGCAATGCTGGCTTCGGCTCATATCTTGGTAATTGTATCGCTTATCATAACAGCAACGAAGGGTTCGCCACAGACGGCGTCAAGAGTGGGGCTTTCCTTCTCAACTGTGCTGGCGGAAACAACACTAGTGGCAACTATAACGCGACCAATCTGACGAACGTGGAAAACTTCGTCCCCCTGTCTGGCGACCCATTTGCCGATTCGTCGTCTGCCGATTTCAGCCTCAACAACACCACGGGATCGGGAAGGGCATGTCGGGCGACCGGTTTCCCTGGCGTCTTGCCTCGCGGGACCACGACAGGATTTCTCGATATTGGCGTGGCTCAGCATCAAGACACCCTCGGCACGGTAGGTGCTGCCTCTTTGTTGTCGTTCTATTGAGCGAATGGAGACCAAATGTTTGACGAACAATATTTTGATCTGTTGTGCTTTGACGAGGTTGAGGAAATCGCCCCGGTCCTACAGGGCGAGATAACCGTTGAGATCACAGGTGGCGACCCTGATCCCTGTTGGACGATCGTCAATGCCGAGAAGTTATTCAAGGTGGTGATTACGGGTG